TGATACCAACAGCACCACCCCCAGGCGCTCCAGCACAGCCAGGGCATCGCCCTACCACCATCCAGGCTCACGTGAGGGTGTCAGCAGCGTTCTCGTCACTGCCGCGGCGGCAGCTAGTTACCTACAACGCCTGGGCGGGATCGAAGCCGGCGACGACCTTGACGATGGGCTGATCGACTCTGATCTCCGAGCGCTCGCGGTACTTCTCTGGGCGCATGGCCTTGAGGAGCAAGGTGAGCAGGGCATCTGAGTAGCTGGTGACATGCCCGGCCAGCAACCCGCCCTGGTAGACCGGTTGCCGCACACCCTTGAAGGCTCTCCGAATAGCCTCGGCTTCGAGGAGATCGGCGAGGGTCTCTCTGGCGTGCTGCTCCCTAACGCAGAACTCGCCCGACTGCTCTCGCCACCTGGCGAGCATGGGCCAGTTCGCGCCCGCCTTGACGAGGGCAGCGGACACGGTGAAATACCTGGGCAAGGCGGCCAGGTAGGCATCCTGGAGCTTGGCATCCGAGCGGGTCTGCTTAGCCCTGGTCTGGCGTCGCCGCCGGAGTGGCTCGCCCTTCAGCTCTGCGGTCATATCCGCCTGGTACGCCGGTGCCAGCGGCGGCCTGGGCCTGGTAGCAGTCGCCATGGCCAGCATATTAACGCCGGCATGCCGCTTCCTCTTGGGTTCGTTAGCACATGTCACAAAGTTGGGTGGGTTTTCGCTGAGATTGGCCAATCTCGGGCTCCCCCACAATTCTTGTGGGCAAGGACTACACGATTGGATATAACCCTGCCGTCGCGGGGCTCGAACCCCAGCGGCACACCAAGCCGAGGGAGAAGTCCTCAATGTCCACCACCGAATCCGTCACCGCTCAGCCGGTCGACATCAGCCACCTGAGCGGCGTGAGCTACGCCGCCGTCCAGACCCTGGTGCAGACCTCGCTCCAGGGCAACCGCATCGGCCTGGCCATGGACGGCAATGGCCGCAGCACCTCAGTCGTCGGCATCGATGCCTCGCTCAGCCTGCTCGCCCAGCATGCTCAGGTGTTGGCCGCGCACTACCCCGACCAGGGCATCCGCGACTTCCTGCCGGGCTACCTGGACCCGGGCAAGCTGGGCGACAAGCACGCCGCCTCGACGCTGGTTTGGGTGCTCTCGTGAGCCACCGCGACGTCAGCCTGCCGCCGGCCATCGAGCAACAGCTTGAGGCTGGCGCGGCCCTGGCCATCAGCATCTCTGGTGGCAAGGACTCCCAGGCGATGCTGATCGCCCTGGTCGCCCTGCACCGCTCACGCGGCTGGAAAGGCGACCTGCTCGCCATCCACGCCGACCTGGGGCGCATCGAGTGGCGCCAGACGCCAGGCCATGTGCAGAGGATGGCCGACGACGCCGGCATCCCGCTGGTGGTGGTGCGCCGTGCTGACGGTCGCGACCTGGTCGACCACTGGGTCGCTCGCGGCGAGCGCATGGCCGCCCAGGGCAAGCAGGCCAGGCCATGGAGCGACGCGAGCAACCGCTTCTGCACCTCGGACATGAAGCGCGACCCGATCGATGCCTACCTGCGACGCTACTCCAGGGTGGTGTGCGCCGTCGGCATCCGCGCCGAGGAGTCAAGCGCTCGGGCCAAGAAGCAGGCCTGGGAGAAGCGCCGCATCGACAACACCATCCGCACCGCGCTCACCTGGCACCCGCTGCTGCGCTGGAGCGTCTCGGACGTGCTGGCCGCCTGCGGCACCTCGGTGGCTCACCTCCAGACGCGCCGCGCCCAGTACGCCGCCGGCCTGACCGACGTCGCCCTGGACGGCTGGCCGCTCCACCCGGCCTACGTCTTCGGCAACGAACGGCTCTCGTGCCAGCTCTGTGTGCTGGCCTGCAACGGCGACTTGCAGAACGGCGCGGACCACAGCCCGCAGCTCCTGGATGAGCTGATCGCCATCGAGGACCGCTTCGGGTTTACCTTCAAGAAGGATCGCTCGCTCCGCTCGTTCAAGCGCAGGGTGGCCCAGGCAGCCTAGGTCGAAACGCCCGCCGGGCGTCGGCAGCAGCTGGCCTAGCTGCCCTGATGATGACAGGCCACGAGGAGAAGTCTCGATCATGTCCACTATTCGCATCGCCACCGGCAACCGCCTGGCTACTGCTCGCACAGCCAAGCGTGTCGAGATCCAGGCGCTCTGGGCCGAGCGCGGCCTGGCCGTCCACGCCTCGCACACCGGCAAGGGCTGGACGATCACCCACCTGGCCAGCGGCTACGCCATCATCCAGGGCATCCGCAGCCAGCGCAACGCGCTCACCGTCGCCAAGCGCCTGCTCGATGCCGGCGACTGGACGCGCAGCAAGACCGCCCTGGTCACTGACCGCCACCTCAAGGATCGTGCCTTCGCCATCCGCTCCGAGGCGCGCCTGCTGGGGTTGCTCGCGTGAGCCGCCCCACCACGGCCGGCGAGTACTGGAAGGCCCGCCGCGAGCGCGAGGCCCGCCGCCCGAAACCGGTAGTACGCCCAATCACCGAGCGCTACTGCTTCTGCCCTCAAACACCGCTCTGGGCCGAGCGCTGCACCACCTGCGGCAAGGCCCCCTACACCGACTGATGAACGGTCGTGAGCTGCGCGCCTGGCGTAAGGCGCAGTACCTCTCACAGCCCGAGCTGGCAGCCATCCTGGACGTGCACGTCAACACCGTCGCCAATTGGGAAGCCCGCAACACCCGCACACCGCGCATGCTGGAGCTGGCCTGCGAAGCCATCACCGGCCAGCGGGCGCGCCAGGTGCGCTTGCTGCGCGCCGTCCAGGAGAAGCTCGCCCACCAGCGTCGCATGCGCGCCATCGCCCAGGGCTTGCCCGAGCGCCGCGCCGCCGCAGCTGCGCTCAAGGTCACCGAGGACGACACCCGCGCGGCCATCGCCTCGGGCGAGATCCAACCATGAAAGCGCTCGCCTACCAGCTGCTCGGCTGGGCCACGCTCGGCCTGGGCGTGCTGCTGGGCGCCGCAGCCGCCACGCTCCTGGTCGCCTCCGGCGGCAGCCTGCTGTGGTGGGCCACCGCAGCCCTCGCCTGCGGCCTCGTCGTCCTGGGCGCCAACATCGCCAACCCGCCCAGGCGCTAAGCTGCCAGGCGGGCTTCGCACCGACGAGCCCGGCGGCAGAGGAGCCCTCATCACTTCGGTGGTGGGGGCTTTTTCCTGCCCTTCCGTAACACCAGGGTGCGTAACACCCTGCCGTAACAGCACCCCACCTCCGGTGGGGGTGTGCTGTTAGCGTTACGGCTGGGCGATACGCGTAACAGGGTGCGTAACACCCTTGACTGTTACGCACCTTCGACGGGCTGCTCATGGGGTACGTCCAGCAGCATCCACATGGTGGGCTTGCCCTTTTCGCCGGTCAGGAACGGAGCCACGTCTGGCATGCGATTGCACGTCACCCTGACGGCATCCTGGGCGATACCGGTAAGGCCCGACAGCTCGGCCGTGTCCAGCTTCCCGCGACGGGCAAGCTCGCGACGGATGCGCTGCGAGTAGCTCATGGTGCTGGCCTCTAGCGCCGGCTCATCCGCCAGCCGCATGGATTGGAATTGCGCCAGGTGCTTCTCGTTGTCGAACACCATGCGGTACGAGAGCGGATTCTGCGGCGGCCCGTCGAAAGGCTTGCGCGGGGTCAAGCTGACCCCGAATCGCGATGCGCGCTGCTCCATGCGCCGCATGTGCCAGATGGCCCTGGCGCGGAACTCGAACAGGCCTGAGCCGATGACGCTGATGTCTTCAGTCTTCGCGTTGCGGGCCGCCTTGGTCGGGTGAGTGCTCACCAGCTTGGTGACACCCTCCCCCAGGCTGCCTACGGCAGTCATCGTCGGCGCCGCGTACTCCGCGCTGCTCAGGTCCGCACCGGTGGCAAAGGTCAGTGAATCAATCAGGACCAACGCGGGCTTGATGCGTTCCACCATGTGCCGCATGTCGCGGATACGGTCAAAGATCCTGCCCCGAGTGGACATATCCACGTAGTGCAGGTTCCTGGGTGGCGCTACGCCCAGGCCGCGACAGATCATGCCCAGCCGCCGCCGTGCGGTGCGCTCGTCTACTTCCCAGTCAAAGAAGATCGCCGGCCCCGAGCGCGACGGTGCGCCGAAGACCGTCTCGCAACCGAGGCAGACGCACACTGCCAGGTACAGCATGAGATACGACTTGGTGGTGCCCTGGTCGGCCAGGAGCAGCGCAATCAGGCCCTCGGGCAGGAGCGGATCGATGAGCATGGCCACATCCAGGTCCACGTCTTCGGCTGCGGAGAGGATCACCGGCTCTGGCACTGCCGTATGTCGCTCGTAGGCGTCCAGGAAGCAACGGTCAATATCCTGCTCCCAAGCGCCCCGCAGCGGCGCAACCTGCTCTAGCTTGCCGCATAACGTCTTGCGATCGCTGGCCGTGGTCAGCGTCACTGACTGCCAATACAACCGCTCCGGGCCATGGCCATTGCGACGGTCCGGATTGACCACCGAGATAAACCCTACGACACGCCCGGAATCGGTTTCATGCAACCTGGTGAACACCAGCATGATGTGGCGCTCACGCCAGTAGTAACGGATCTCATCGCTGTACTCCATCACCTCGGGGCCGCTCACCAGCCCGGCCCCTTCGGCCCCTGGTCGGAGGGCAGGTAGCTGGCGCGGCCGCTCGTGCCGCACGCCGTGCAGTGCCACAGGTCCAGCGGCACACTGGCCTTGGCCGACTCCTCGCCACAGCGCGGGCAGCCAAACAACGGCGTCTCGCCGTGCTCGTCCAGGCGTGTCATCGCCGTAGAGGCCTCCAGGACGCGATTCTGCACGTCCTGCTGCTCGATGGCCTGTTGGGGGGCCTGGCGCCCGGAAGGCCTGTGTAGCGCGTGCACGGTGCCTCTTTCGCGGTCCAGGCGTAGCAGCTGCTCCAGCGCCTGCTCGGTCATCAGGCGCGCGGCCAGGCTACCGAGCGGCCCCCAGGATGGCTCCAGGTCGGCACCGTCGGGCGGGACCTCGGGCGGCGGGCCGTGCCTGGCGAGCAGCTCCTCCAGGCGATTCTTCAGGAGCAGGTAGCGCTGACGGCTGGCTTCAGACACGCGGCGGCCACCCGTAGCGGATGCGGTACTCGCCGACGGTCATCGCCTTCATCCCGTTCCGCCGATGCCACCAGTAGGTGTTCAGCGCCAGGGCGGCCTTGGCGAACTCGGCGCGGGCCGGCGCGCACCGATAACTGCAGTGCTTCCGCGCATACAGGTGCAGCGGGCACAGAACGACCCCTTTCGGCACGCGGAGCCCGCTTAGTCGAGACGCGCGGCGGGGCTGACGGTGACCTGGCCAGGCACCAGCAGCACCCCCAGCAAGCACGCCTCGCCCTGGGCAGCCGCCAGGGCGTCGGTGTCGGCGCCGAGCGGCACCGCGAACGTGACCGTCGCCATGCGCGAGCGGCGGTCGACCTCGGTGATATGCGCCTCCAGGCGCAGCACGTGGTCTTGAGGGTCAGTCGTCATCGTCGTCAGGCTCCTCGGCCTCGGGGCTTGGCTCGGCAAGATCGGGGTAGTCGTAGATCTCGGCATAGCGGGCCGCCAGCTGCTTCTGGGTGGCCTTCGGTGGCGGGGCGGCCTCGGGCTCGGCTTCGGGCGCCAGGCCCAGGCTCTGCGGCTCCAGGGCGCCGCTGCTATCCAGGTTGAGCGCGCCCAGCGAGGCCGGGAACGCCCGCCTGAGCGCTTGCGCCTCGGCCACCTTGCCCAGCATGTGGCGCGGCATGCGCGCCCACATGAAGGCGTCCTTCTCCACGCTCGGCACAAACTCGGTCCAGTACGCCTCGCCGGTAAACGCGCTCTTGTGGCCGGCGACCACCTTCCAGACGATCGCCTGGGCAAGCTCGGGCACGATCAGCTTGCGGTCCTTGTAGGCCCACTCGATCTGGCCGCGATACGTGATCGGCTCGGCACCGGCGTAGGTGCCGCTCGACTCGGCGATCGCGCGGAAGCCGTCGATGCCCACCTGGAGGGCGCCCTTGGGCGGGCTGCCGCGACGGATCCAGTACGCCTGGCGCAGCAGCGGATCAAGCCCCAGGCTGCGGCACGAGTGCAGGAACACCGCAAGCTCCTGCAGCGGCGCGCCCTGGGCCACCGTGCGGGAGACGAGCGCGATGTCGGCCGGCGCGTAGCCGGTCATCTCCGAGACAAGCTTGACGGTCAGGCCGCTGGAGGCCTTCTGCATCTGCGTCATATCTGCCTCCCAATGTGCAGGTGTGAGCGGTAGACCATCACCGGGCGACGGTGGTTCTGGGGCAGCACGCTCTTGGAGTACTCACCCGTCGGCTCACACCAGCGCCACGTGCAGCACGCCTTCATCAGCGGCCCCAGCACACGCGGCTCGGGCGGCGTCGGCACGTCCCAGGATTCGAGCACCTTCCACACCGGGTCGGTGGTGAACTTCTCGCGCCGCTCGGCCACGTAGCGCACCGCAAGCTCGGCCCAGCCGCGCCAGCTGGGCGGGCCGTGCATCTCGACGCGGCGCATGCCGTCGGCCTTGAACAGCTCGCCCTGGCGCAGCGCCTCCAGGTCGTGCTCGGGGTAGAGCGGGTCGCTCACCGCAGCCCCAGGCGCCGGCTGCACGCTGGCCAGGCGCCATAGCCCTGCACCGCCAGGCCG